GCCCTGGCCGGAGTGCGGGCGTAGCTCAGGGGTAGAGCACAACCTTGCCAAGGTTGGGGTCGAGGGTTCGAATCCCTTCGCCCGCTCCAGGGTTTTCGATAATCGGCGGGTTGGTTTCCGGGGCCAGTGGCCCCGTTTACTGGGGCGACAAGCGACGGAACCGAAATTCGGTTCAGGCAGGGGGCCGACGACACTGGTAGGACGAGATCCGATCCAATGCGATCCTGGGTAGCTGCAACCTGACCGACCGAGGTTGGAACATTTCCCGATAGAATTGCGCAAAATGCGATTCAAGGCCGCGACTCTGGACGACGCACTTGGCGACATCATCCGGAGCCTTCTCAGGAGAGGAGAGCCGATCCGCGCCGGCAAGGGCCGAGCGCGCGAGTTCACAGGTGTGCTCGTGGAACTGTCGGACCCAAGAGCCCGCTTCAGCCGTACTGAAGGCCGAGGCGTCCTGATAAGTTTCTTGGGCGAAACCCTATGGTACCTCTCGGGCTCGGATCGCCTGCAGCACATCGAATATTACATTCCGAGGTACCGCACGTTCATAAAGGCCTCTCGGAGAGCGGTCCGCGCCCCTGGCGCCTATGGGCCTCGCCTGTTCGGTGGCGGCGAGACGAGCCAGATGGCAGAACTCCTTGCCATACTCAAGCAGAAGCAGGGCCAGTCCGACACTCGACAAGCGGTCGCCCAAATCTTCGACCGCTCAGACTTGAAGCCAAACAACAATGATGTGCCATGCACCACGACCCTTCAATTCCTACCGCGCAAAGGCAAGCTGCATCTCGCCGCCACAATGCGCTCGAACGACGTTTACCGAGGGTTCCCCGCCGACATTTTTGCCTTCACCTTCATCCAAGAGCTGGTAGCAAGGTCGCTCGGCCTCGAGATCGGAACGTACAGCCATTTCGTTGGTAGTCTCCACCTCTATGACCCCGATGAAGCCAAGGCCCGCGACTACCTCAACGAAGGCTTCCAGACACCGATGAGCATGCCCGCAATGCCAGTGGGCGACCCTTGGGCCTCAGTGGCGTGGTTGCTCGGAGTCGAGCAGGCAATACGGTGCGGCTTAACAGAGCCGGTAGCGTCCGGCATCGACCCATACTGGTTGGACTTGGCGCGGTTATTGCGCGTCAAGGCGCTATACGACAACAGGGACATGCGTCGCCTGGTGCAGGTCAAGAACGAAATGGTAAGTCCTATCTACAACGCCTTCATTCGCGGTCGGCAGGTCGCGTTGCAGCGTGGCCTTGAAGCCCAGCCGTATCTGCCCGGTCTACCGGCTGCCGTCCAGGAGGCGAGAATATCATGAGCCCGCGCGACAGAGCGCGTGCCCAGCATCTGGTGCAGGCTCTGATGGGTTATCAGAGTAGGCTGGGGTCCCTCCCCGGCCTAGCAGGTGCAGGGCGCCTGGACGCGCTGGTGGCCCAGTTCATCGACAGCCTGCGCCGCGTCGAATTCGCCCACCACATCCGCGACGCACGCCATGATCCAGCACGAATGGATCCAGCATCCGACCTTTTTGACCCGCTGCGCGCGGCGGTTCTCCGCAACCGCCTCGGTGAGTCTGATGAGGCGTGGTGGCTCGTCTTCCTTGCCACCCACTTCGGCAAACACGCTGTCGACGGGTGGCGCTTGACACGCGACGTCTACGGCAAGCTTGGGCAAGACGGCCTATGGGACTGGGCGACGATCTCACGCGGACCGTCCGCTTTCCGCGCTTGGCTTATCACCAACGAGGCGACGCTGAGAGGATCTGACGGCGTGTCCCGTAGGTTCAGCAGCCACCGGAAGTACGAGAGCCTCCAGGCGGCCTCGGACAAGGGAACGGCAAATGTCGTCGCCTCTTACGTTGCCTGGGTCGCGCCCCCAAGGACCCACGCCGACATCGTCCGCGAGTTGCATAAGGCTGTAGGGCAGGATCCACAGGCTGGATTTGCTGCCCTCTACGGCTCCATGAATGCAGTCCGGCGGTTTGGGCGCTTGGGTAAGTTCGACTTCCTGGCGATGCTTGGGAAGTTAGGCATCGCGCCGATCGACCCAGGCTCAACATTCCTGAAAGGGGCCACCGGTCCCTTGGCAGGCGCTCGTCTGCTGTTCGGAGGTACGCCCGATGCAGATTTGTCCGACCACGATCTGGAAGCAAAGCTTGTCGGCTTCGGGCAGGAGAGCGGCCTTGGCGCTCAGGTTTTAGAGGACGCCCTGTGCAACTGGCAGAAATCCCCAAATGTGTATGTTCGGTTCAGGGGATGATCCTGTCAGCCTCAATCTGGTCCCAGTCATAACGGCGCTTAAGCCGATTCAGGCGGTCGGGCGCGAGGCGTTTTCGATGCTGGAGCTGACCGACAATGAGCCCTGGAGCGATCCCAACCCGCCGCGCGAAACGGACGATCGAGTCTCGGTCCGGCCGGAGCGTCAACAGTTCCGCCGTGTAGTCGGACGGCACAAGGGTCGCTTCCGCGAACTCATTCGCCTCCCTCTCCTCGTCTGAGGTTACTTCGCTGTCGTCTTCGAGGAAGAGTGCGTCTGGGCCGTGCAGCAGCAGGTGTGCGGCCTCGTGAAAGAAGGTGAACCAGAATTGGTCGTCCGAACGGTAACGAAAGCTGAGCACCATCATTGCCTTGTTAGGTGACAGGAAGCGCGTCGCGCCGCTCGCCGGGCAACCCTTCGGGGTTCGCGCGACAACCACAGCGACACCGGCGTCGGCACATAGCCGTCGTAACAGCGGCAGAAAGATGGTCGGGCGCTTCTGCCAGGTCAGACGCTTCGCGGCTTGTAGTCGATCTCTGAACGTGTCCGGTGCCCAGTTGCCGCAATGCGTTCGCCCAGCGACGAGCTCAGCCCAACGTAGCCAAGCAGTTACGGCACCAGGACTCGTCTTGGACACGGCCGATATTCTGAAGGAGGCCGCTGAAGCCGCTCCTGCGTAACGCGACTGCCATGTCGCCACGTCTGGCACGCCGAAGAACTTGAGACACTCGTTGGCCGCCTCGGTATTCGATCGAAAACTCCCGATCCAGCCAAGCGTCGCCATCTCGCGCGCGGGGAACTGCTTTACCCACGTCTCGCGCGACGCGGCCACCTCTCGCTGCCGAATGCGCTCGCAATCAGACCTGAATTGAGCTTCCCGTGCCAACCAAAAGGCTGATGATGATCCAAGACGCCTAGACAGGCGGTCCGCGAGGTCCTCGTTCACGACCTCGAGGCCTAACAAGAGCCGCTGAACCATTTCGACGCTTTCGCCGAGTGCCTCGGCGAACCTTTCCCTCGACAGGGATCGTGCAGACAGGATGGCTGCAACCGTCGCACCTGGCGGCACTGCCCAATTGGGATCGAACGTTTCCGATACGACTGGATCAGCCATTTTCGTGCTCGATTCGCTGGATTAGCAGTCGGTGGACACTCATCCAGTCGATGGCCCCACCTTTGAGCTTCGGTGGCCTTTGGTGGTTCGCCTTGAGAACAATCGAGAGACCTGCGCCCAAGGTAACAGCTACCTCGTTACCAAGCTCACCACCAAGGCTGACGGGAACCGGACACAATCTCAGAAGGGGCACGTCACCAAGGCATCCGGAGGCGCGCATATCCGCCAGGCACCTTCTGAGCACCGCTCCCCCCTCGGCCCCGTACAGCTCGTCCATTGCCTCCCCGCTCAGGCATACGGTTCGGAGAGCCTTCGTTCGGAAGGCGATTTCCATGATATCGGACGAACCATCATCTGCATCTCACTGGCCATAATACCTTGCGCTTCGATTCGCTCGCACGCTACCCCTTGTACCGATCGCCCCAATGGCTCGGCCCTACCCATCTCACGCAGATAGAGCGTCAACCGCCCGACGCAGGTAATCCGGGCTGTGCTTGGAGTAGACGCGCTCGGTGATGCGCGAGTCGCGATGGCCGAGCAGGCGCGCGATTTCGACCATCGGCACGCCGGCCATCGCCATCCAGGTCGCCGCGGTATGGCGAAGAACGTGTGGTGTGACGCCGGGCAGTCCGGCGCGGCGCGCGGCGGCGCGCGTGCCGGTCTTGACGCTCGCCACGGGTTTGCCGCCGTGCTCGATCACGAAAGCGCATGTCGCCGCCGCCCGTGCCTCAACCAGGATCGGCAGGAGCCTGCCCCCGATCGGCACGATCGCCCTTCCCTTACCGCCCGGCGCGCGGCCCAGGTCGATCAGGCCTGCGGCGAGGTCGATCCGGTCCCAAGTGAGTTCGAGCACCGCCGCAGCTCGCGCAGCGGTGTACAGACAGACCGCCAGAAACGCCTTCACATGGGGCGCCTGAGCGGAAGCCAGCAGCCGATCCGCTTCCTCGCGCGTGAGCCAGCGATCGCGGGGCGGAGGCTGGCTGGGAACCTCGATTTTCGGGACGTCGGCGACCCATTTCTCCGCGAGCGCCCATTTGAGTGCTGCACGCAAGGTGACGAGTTCTCGGATGATCGTTCCGTCCTTGATTGGCTTCTTTCGCCGCGCCGTTGCCGGCCCGACCATGTGACCCTCGGCACGCCGCTGTCTTGCGTAGAACCGCGCACGTTCCTTCGTCAGATGTTCGGGCTGCAAATCACCAAGGTGACGCCGCAACGATTTCGCGACGTTCTCCAGAGACCCGTATCCCCGCACCACTGGCTTGCGATCGGCAAGGTAGCCATCGAGAATCATTGAGACGGTGGGCTGCTCCGGCGGGGCTGGGGTTCCTCGGCCAGCGACAAATTGCGCGAGCCAGATGGTGGCGCGGCGCTTGTCTGTCTCCCCCGTTGAAACGCGTTGCCACGCGCTATCCTGCCACCAGCGGACATAGAAACGACTTCCGCGCCGGACGAGCCGGTAGTTTGGGGCGTCAAGTCTGGGGCGTGCCATTGACGTGCCTCGTATGCGTCGCGGTCAGCCTGCCTGATGCGGATCAGCGCGCCTATCCGAAGGTGGCCCAACTCGCGACGCGCGCATAGGTCATACACGTGGCGAGCCGAGACCCCCCATGCGGCGGCAAGTTGCGGGACGGAATAGGCGAAGGTATCAGCCATTCGAATTGCCGGCGTATAGGGCCGCGCTGTCGGCATGCGCCGCTGGGGCGCGACGGCGTGGGGTCATCGTCGGACAGCCTCCTCCGGCTGCGGGTCATCCTAGGTTGCAAAATCCAACGATACGTTGTATATGTCAACAACATAATGTTGGTTCATTCGACGCCGACGACGCGTGCTCGGGGACGGCTCGCCTTGCCGCTCGGTGGCTGGGATCAAGCGATGGCGTGGCGGATCGTGCCGGCGATTCGTCGCGATTCTTCTCGGCGACGGCCTACGGCTATCGCGGCACCTGCCGCGAGGCGGCAGCCGCTATGGTTGAGTTCGACGGAATACTGGCACGACACAGGCCGCGTCCTGTGACTTCGGCTCACTCGGTCCCTTCTCGGGCCTACGACGTGCCTCCAGACGGCGGCCTGGCGGTAGCTGGGCGATCAGATCGTCGAGCGAGTAGCCGGTGACCCGCCGGACTGCCGACAGTATCCAAAGTGGCGGCTCGCGCTTGGCACTCTCGTAGAGCCTGTACCTTTCTTCCGGCCGTTCGCCGCTGATGCCCAGCATCTGGGCGAACGCCTTCTGCGTGATCTCCCCCTGGCCACTCTCTCGGCCATACCGCATGCGCGCCTCGCGAAGCGCCATCGCGAAGAGTCGTCTCGCCTCGTGCGCCGAGTTAAGATCATCGTCCACGGCGGCAGGCTGCCCAACAAATAGTCGGACCGCATCCAGCAAGATGTCCTTGACTAGTCCAACATATCGTTGGACTCTCGGGGCATGGGACTCGCAACCTACATGGCCGAGAACGGCCTGAACGACGCGCAGCTCGCCCTCATGGTGGGCGTGAGCGCCGAAGCCGTGCGGCTTTGGCGGCATGGCAAACGCTCGATTTCGGCCAAGCGCGCCGTTGAGATCTCTGCCCTCACCGGCATTCCACGGCACCAACTTCGCCCGGACCTTTGGGACATGCGTGCCCCAAGGGCCGTGTCACACGCGAAACATGCTGCAGCATCGTCTGTCATCGCCCGTCCCGTAACCGACTCGATCATTGACGAGATGATCACAATCGCTGGGGACGTGGCAGCCCTTGCCGGCCGGCTCGGCGTCAAGGCGTCGGTCGTCTCGTCATGGCGATCAGTGCCCGCGGGCCGAGTGCTCGCGGTCGAGGCTGCGACCGGCATTCCGCGGACTCGGCTGCGTCCCGACCTTTACCCACCCGAGGGAAAGACCCGCCCCGAGACAGTCCGGCGGGTGGCGTGATGGCACTCGAATCTCGTTTCCGGCATCGACCGACTTGGCCGGTGATGACGCACGGCTCAACGAAGGGCCGGCGCTGGGTGGGTGCTGAACTGAGCGGATGAAACACTAAGGCGCTCCGGATGGTTGCAGCCATCCGGAGCCGTAGGAGTAGGTAATGTCAGCGGCCCGAATATCGCCGATCCGGCGCGGTTTATCAAGTAGCCGCTTCGGAGGCATTTGCCAAAACCCTAGTGTATATCTAGGGAGTCCCGATTATCCGGGCGTGTTCAATTGGGCCTCACGCAACTGCCAGTTGCTATGGCTCTCGCGGTCAGATGGGCACCGCGCGAAGGGCATCAACGCCCTGGCAAACGGTTGGTGTCATGTCTGATCGCCCCGGCCTGCCACTCGCCGCGCTTTCCGGGCTGTACGACCTGTTTGCCGAACTCGATCGCGCCGCGTCGCCGTCCCAGGATCTCGCGGAGCGTTTCGTGGAGGCTAACCAGATCGGATTCGGCGACCGTGAGGTCCCGCCTGCGCCCGCTGAGACCGATGGGGACCGGCTGATGCGCCTGATTCGGGACTGCTCAGCGTGACGGTCGCGGCCAGCGCCGTCGCCGACCGGCCATCGGTCGAGACCACAACCCGCGACACGACGCGGGCCAAGGCGCGAGAGGTCGCCGCGCTGGTCGCGCAGAATTGGCCCGTGCCGGCCGTCGCGGAACGTCTCGGCCTCACCGAGCGGCGGGTGCGGCAGTTGCTGGCAATCGCCGCCGCGGACGGTGTGTCGGCCGAGACGGGTGAGCAGGAACCTGCGACGCAACCGGACAATCCGCCGGCACTGCGGCGGCGGATGACCCGTCGCACGTTGCTGGACCGGGCCTGGATCGCGATGCACCTGGACCGGCGATTGTGGACGATGGACGGCGCCAAACGGATGTTCTGGCTCGAATCCGTGGTGACGATTCACGAACTTGGAGACAGCACCGGCCTCGAGTTCGACGAATACGGCAGCGGGTTTGAAAGCCGGACCGAGTTCGCGTCTGCACATGGTGGCACCGAGGCGGACCTCGAAGCCCTGTTTCGTCGCGGCCTGTTGGTGGAGCTGGACGGCGGCGGCATCGGCCTACCTGCCAACCTTGGTTTGAAGCCGAGGGAGCGAGCCGGAGGCAACCTGGTTCCCAGCCGTGCCGGGGTGGCGCCCGCGCGCCCCACACGGAATGCCGGCAAGGCGGCGGTGCCGGGTCAGCGGTCGATGCTGTTGAGTATTGCAGGGGGCGCTGGGGAAGCGCCGGACGGAAATTTTCCGGGCGAGGGCGAACGCGTCAGCGGAAATATTTCCATCGGTGACGGCCAGGACGCCGGCAATTCTGCCGTTGCCGGAGCGGAAATTTCTCTCGCGCGGGCGACTGCCACTACTTCTATAGAAAAGCTTGCTTACGAAGGTGGTAGTCCCGGTACTCGTGCGACCGAGGGAAATTTCCGGACCGGCGAAGATTCGCGGTCAGACGGAAATTTCCTGGGTCTCGGAAATTTCCCAAACGGTGAAAGGCCGCGATCGGGGCTGCCGTGGCTTGCGATCGAGCTGGCCGGCCCCGCCGGGGTCGCGCTGCCGCTGACCGCCGCCGATCTTGGCCTCGTTCAAGGCTGGACGCAGGAGGCCGCACGGCTCGGCCTCGACGCCAAAGCCACCGAGGGACTGCTGCGCGGCGTGTTTGACCTGGTTCGCAGCCGCGACAGTTGCCCGGAAGCGCCTGCCCTCAGCTATTTCGCCGGGCCGGTGCAGGACGCACTGCGGAAGGTGGCCAAGACCGCAGAGCAGCCTGCTGACGACGGGTGACGCCGATGTCGTGGCAACAGCCATGGCATCCACATGCAGCGCGCCATGGAACGATCGTTATGGGGCTGCATCACTTTCGAGGCATCACGCTACCATGATAGCAAAGTACTAACTCTCATGCGGACTCTCGCATTGCTCGCCCGCAAGGGAGGCACCGGGAAGACCACGCTGGCAGTGCATCTTGCCGTCCTTGCGGTGGAATCGGGACGGCGGGTGCTGCTGGTGGACACCGACCCGCAACGCAGCGCCGGCGACTGGTGGCGGGTGAGGCATTGCGATACGCCTCGCCTGGTCGAGTGTGTGGCGAAGCGCACACCGGAGGTGCTGGCACTGGCAGAGCAGGACGGGATTGAATTGGTCGTGGTGGACACGCGGCCAAGTGTTGAGGCCGACACGGCGGAAATCACGCGGCTGTCCGACCTGGTGCTGATCCCGACCGGCGCAGGCATTCTCGATCTTCTGGCGATTGCCGCGACGGCCGAGATGGTGCGATCGGTGCAGGCGCAGTGGGGCGCGACGATGATCGTGCTCAACGGGATGCAGGCCAGTTCCGGCTTCGGTGAAAATGCACTGACGACGGAGGCACGCCGCGCGTTGCGGGCCTATCAGATCCCGGTCGCCGACGTGGCGATCGGCAGGCGCGTGGCGTTCTCGCACGCGCTGATCGACGGCCGGTCGGTCACCGAGTTCGAACCAAACGGCAAAGCCGCGCGCGAACTGCGGAAACTGTACAAGCACATGGAGAGCATTCTATGGCCCGCCGCGCAGCTTTGACGCTGGACGACCTAGCCGCGACACGTAGCGCGCCGGCTGTCACGCCGACGAAAGAGACGTCACGCGCACGCCGGGGCCAGACGCTTCGGCTCGAGCCCGAGGCGTGGAAGCAACTCAAGATGCTCGCCATTGCAGAGGGCAAGACGTCGCATGACTTGCTGATCGAGGCAGTGAACCTGCTGTTCGATCATTATAACCGACCGACGATCGCCGGTTAGCGCGGGGAGTTTGATAGCGCAGCATCATAGTAGCGATATATCGAAGTAGCTTGATAGCAACGTAGCAGCAGGTTCAATCTCATCCGGCGCAGCATTGCGAAATATGCCGTTGGACTCTGGCGATTCGGCTGAGTCGCCAAGTCGCATTGAATCATCCATTGAACGTACGAAGAACGGCTGTCCATCACCGTCTCAGGGTTGTATTTCTCTTGATCTACAACTATTACGAGCATACAATAGTAGCTCCGGCCCGACCTTGTCGTCCCCCGGAACCAGGAGGGCCACATGCTCGACAGGCCGATCGCAGGGCGTATCAACGCGACGGATGTCGAAGAACGACTTGCTGACGCGGGTCGGGTGTTGCTAGCGCTGCCTTGGTCCGGATGCTTTCCCGCCGGCTATCGAGCCCTCTGGCCCGACCAGGGTGGACCTTCCGCCGGGCGCCGCATGCCGACAGCGCGGGAGATCAGCGCGATGGACGAAGCATATCGCTGGACTTCGTTCATCGCAGACCATGACGAACGCCGGCTGGTCCTGATGCGCTCGATGATCTTCGAGGACGCCGAAGGACGGCGGCGCTACGTTTGGACATGGCGGCGATTGCGGCGCACCACCGGGCTTCATTCGGATACTCTCAAGGCGCGCTGGGGCCGCGGCATTGATCGCATCGTGCGCGGCCTCAATCAGTCAGCTTATTGCCATTCCAACCGATCGGACGGCTTTTCGCCGGTATTTTCCGGCAAGCCCACCTATGAGGCTGTTCGGGGATTACATCCTCGGGCACTCGGCGGTTTGACCGGACGAACGGGCCAGAATCATGCTACAAGACGGGTATAATCGCGGCGGTCTGTATTTGATCGCCCGCCCTTCGGCGTTTTCAAATTCACAACCTGCGTACGACGTGTGCCATCGTCAGGATGGCGCGGCGATCTCGTTGCGTCGTCCGGTCCTTCGGGTCGATCGACAGCACGATGTGGAACCATCGCGCAAGGCTCCGCACAAGAGCGTCGAGGCCGATACATAAGCCGTCGCACGGTGCGACAATAACCGGCCGCGGAGGCCGGCGAAGCGATAAATAATCCGCCCAGCGCGGGACATAATGGCTGTTATGTAACGGCCCTCCTGATAGGAATACCTTGGAATCTCAATCGGTTGGTGCTCTTCCGGGCGGCGACGAAATGCTGATTCGGGCCTGGCTGCACGGCCGGCCGGCGAACACGGTCAACGCCTATCGCAACGATGCCACCCGGTTCCTGGCGCATGCGGGCAAGCCGCTCGCCGACATCGTGCTGGCCGATTTGCAGGCTTGGGACAGCTCCCTGGCCGCCGACCGGGGCAGCTCACGCGTGCGCCGGCTGTCGGCCGCGAAGTCGCTGCTGACCTTCGCCCACGGTCTGGGTGCGATCTCGACCGACCCGGGCAAATCGCTCCGGCTGGCGAAGCCCACGGCGACGACAGCCGAGCGCATCCTCGCCGAGGCCGACGTTCAGCGGATGATCGGCGCCGAGCAAAACCCGAACCGCAAGGCGCTGCTGCGGCTGCTGTATCTCTGCGGGCTGCGGGCGTCGGAGGCCGCGGCGCTGTGCTGGCGTGACATGACGCCGGTCGGCAAGGCGGGCGAGGCGAAGATTCTCGGCAAGGGCGCCAAGCTGCGCACCGTCGGCGTACCCGCCGGCCTGTGGCGGGATCTGATCGCTCTGACGCCGTCGCGCCAGCCAGGCGCTCCGGTGGTGCCGTCGCCGGCCGGTCGGGCGTTCGACCGCCAGGCGGTGCACCGGGCCGTCCGCGCCGCCGCGAAGCGTGCGGGCATCAAGGCGCAGGTGTCGCCGCATTGGCTGCGGCATAGCCATGCGAGCCACGCGCTCGACCGAGGCGCACCGCCGCAGGTGGTGCAGAAGAACCTCGGCCACGCGTCGCTTGCGACGACGACCAGCTACCTCCATGCGCGGCGCGGCGACCACGCCGCGAACTACTTGTCGGAGGTCTGAACCTACGGGCCGCTGTTCGGCGGCCCGAAACATTGGCGAGCAACACTTGCGGGAGCACCCGGATGAGCGCGGCATTGGTTCAGAGCCGGCCAGTCTCCCCGCATGACCAGGCCGAACGTGCATGGATTGCGACCTGTACCCGGCATGAGGCCCGACGGCGCGATCAGGACGGCCGCGCCGTCAACTGCATCGGCCGGCTCACGCTGGAAAGCATGGATCGGTGCATCGAGGCCGGCCGGATCGGTCCCCGGCAGATCGCCACGCTCGCGAAGTACGGGTGCTGCGGGCTGCGCGCCGATGCCTCCCCCCTTGAACGTGCGGAGTGGCACGCCGCGATCGACGCCCTGGAATTTGAAATGGCGAAGCCATCCCCGCAATTCTTCTACGGCACCTCCGGCACTCCGTTCGTGGATGCGGCGGAGGCCTGGTTCTGGACGCTGGACTGCCGTGACGCGCTGGAGGAAGGCGCGCGCTGCGGGAGCCTCCGGGCCGGGCGGCCGTGCGATCCGGACGACGTGGTGAACGCGATGTCCCGCCTGCAGCTCCCGTCGATCCACGCGCGGACCGTAATGGCCTGGGGCAAGAAGCGCAGGATACCGCCAGGCGATTCCGATGCAAGGCGGCTGTGGGACGAGGTGATGGACCGCCTGACCGTCGTGTTGCGCGCGAAGGGGATCGTTCAGTCTCCCGGGCCGACCGTCTTCCAGTTGATGGACCTGCCGCTGGCGTACCTCGCGACGATCTCCAACGAACCGGCGCCGGCCGGCATGGATGCCGAGGAAGACGGTCCGGCGAGCCGCGGCTTGTCGGCCGCCGCGGATTGAGGGGCCGATGCTGGCGGAGCCCAGGGTTCAGCACGCCCTGACCTGGCGCGAGGCGTGGGCGGCCTATGAGCCGAGCGTTCCGGTGGCGGAAATCGCGCAGCGCGCGCCGGAGCTGGCGATCGATTACGATTTCACCTGCGGCGTGATCGAGGACCGCATTGCATTCCTCGCGCGTCACGCGGGCCGTCCGTTGCCGGATTGAGAACATGCGCCGGCGATCGGCGCGCTGATGCCCTATCGTCCGCCTGTCCACCAGCCCGCACCCGGCAGTGCCGCGCAGCGGCAACTGCTGCTCGATCGGTGGCGCGGCTCGGCCGCGTCGCGGGGATATGACGCCGCCTGGCGAGCGTTGCGCCTCGCGAAGCTGAAAGCTGATCCGCTGTGCTGGTGGTGCTTGCAGAAAGGCGTGCTGACGCCGGCGAACACGGTTGACCACGTACAGCCGATTGCCGACCGGCCTGACCTCCGGCTGGTCTGGAGCAATCTCCGCTCCGGTTGCAAACCGTGCCATGACGCGCACACCGCGCATCAGGTTGCCGCCGGTCATCGCGGGATGCGAGGCCGATCGGTTACTGGCTCGCCCAAATGATGCGATGCATGCAGGCGAGTTCGGCCAGGTCGAAGCTGCAATCGGGGTGCGCTGGATTGAGGCTGCTGAATTCGACCCGTTGGCCGGTGCGCCGGGAAAGCCGCCTGGCTAGCAGTTCGCCCTTGTTGATGCGGATCACGACGCGGTCGCCGGGGCGGATCGGCGCGGACGGCGACACAATGACCAGGTCGCCGTCGCGGTAAACCGGTTCCAGCGAGTCTCCGCTGATCTCCAGCGCGTATGCGGCGGCGTCGATGAGCAGCGGATCGCCGGCGACGTCGGTCATGGCTGCTGTCCTCCAAGCCCGCATCGACCGGAGTTTAGCACATGGCGGGCTTCTGGCGGCGCATCGCCGACTTCGCGAACCGCCGCGCGGCCGACGCCGGCGACGACAAGCTGTGGGGCGAGTGGGCCGGCGGCGGGCAGTCGAACGCCGGTGTGCCGGTCAATTCCATCACGGCAATGCGGCATGTCGCCTGCATGGCGTGCGTCTCGATCCTCGCCTGCGACGTGGCGAAGATCCCGTTCGACATCTACCGGCGGCTGCCGGACGGCGGGAAGGAGGTCTTCAAGGACCACCCGCTGCATCGCCTGATGCGCCACCCGAACAACTGGCAGACCGCCTTCGAGTTCAAGGAGATGCTGCAAGCCTCGCTGGTGCTGCGCGGCAACGGCTATGCGCCGGTGGTGCGGAATGGCCGCGGCGACCCGCTCTACCTGGTGCCGGTCCACCCTGACCGCGTCGGGCTGTTTGAAGCGCCGAGCGGCGAGTATTTCTATGCGGTCACGCGCAACGGCCTGCACGAGATGGCGATGCTGCGAGAGCATCCGCTGCTGATTCCATCGGCGGATATGTTCCACCTGCGCTGGCTGCCGATGTACAACTCGCTGCTGGGATCGTCGCGCCTCTCGCTGGTGCGGGAGTCGCTGGGCCTGGGGATCGGGCTGGAAGAGCACCAGGCCCGGTTCGTGGGACAAGGCGCTCGCACCGGTGGCGTGCTGTCCACCGACCAAAAATTCGCCAGCAAGGAAATCCGCGAGCAGCTCCGAGACGAGTGGCAGCGGCTGCAAGCGGGTCCGCGTAACTCGGGCGCGACGGCGATCCTGGAGCAGGGGCTGAAATGGCAGGCGCTCGGGCTGTCGATGGTCGATAGCCAGTTCATCGAGTCTCGCAACTTCCAGCTTCGCGACATCGCCCGCGCGTTCGACGTGCCGCCGTACAAGCTGGCGATCGAGGGCGAGACCGAAGGCCCGGCCATGGTGCAGATGGGCCAGCAGTATTTGAATGGCCCGATCTCGGGGTATTGCGAGCGGTGGAAGGCGAAGGCGGAGCAATTCTACGAACTCGACGGCGACGACACGTTTCTGGATTGGGACTATGGGCATTTCCTGAAGGCGGACCTGCTGTCGCGGTTCACCGCGTATCGGCAGGCGGTCGGTGGGCCGTGGATGAAGGTCAACGAGGCGCGGCGGGCGGAGGGGCTGTCGAGCGTGCCGGATGGCGACAGGGTGCAGCAAGCGGTGAACATGGCGCCGCTGGGCTGGGTGCCGTCGGCTCGCGGCGGCGCCGGCGATCAGGGAAGCAACCAGACGGGGGTTCCGGGTGAGGGTGGTGACGGCGATCCCAACCGGAACCCGGCCGACGACCCGGCGCCTGGGGTCTGATACCAACCCCAGGGGAATCGGGTGAATATCCCTAGCGCGTGATCAGGCTGGCGAGGAAGTCGTCGTCCCATCCGGCCGTCTTTCGCTTGAGCCGTAGGGATCCGGCAGGTCCTTGAAATGACTCAGGAATACGACGGTTTCGTCGAACGCCGTGCCGTCCGATGCCGTGTCCGCCATGGTGCGCTCCCCTCATGCGAATCGAGGGTCGCTATTGATTCGG